TCTCCAGTTATGGATTTGATACCGGATATAAGCAGTTTAGACGCTCAACAGGATCTTTTAGAAAAAGAAGAAAAGCAGGTAATGCTCAGCCTAGCGCTTGACTGCTTAAATGAAGCAGAACTTGACATGATCACTAAGCGGTATGGGCTTAAGGGCAGTCCCCCAATGTCACTATCCGGGATTGCAGCAGAGGGTGGTATTACCCGCGAAAGTATCCGCCAGCGCTTACTGCAAGCGCATACAAAAATGCGCCTAAAACTTAACACTGCACGTTACGTTTGAACCATGACTAAGCAGCTTATTGGTCTCTATTCCCCTGCTCCCCAGTGCGGCAAAACTACGGTCAGTAGAGTGTTGGAAGGGAAGGGTTTTGTGCGCGTGCCTTTTGCTGAGGCGCTGAAACTGATGTTGCATCCTCTGTTAGTTGAGCTGGGCTACACGCCTGCAGAGGCTACACGTCTGCTCTACGTCGCCAAGGAAGAATGCCTCAGCAGCCTAAATGTTACGTCACGCCATCTACTTCAGACCTTAGGAACGGAGTGGGGAAGGCAGTGCGTGCATCCAGATATGTGGTTGCGAGTATGGGAGGTACGTGCAAAACGCTACGAGAGGGTTGTTGTCGATGATGTGCGCTTTGCCAACGAAGCAGAGCTTGTCCGCAGCCTGGGCGGTGAGCTTTGGAGAATTGATAGGCCTGGTACTGTGAATACAAGCACGCACGCATCGGAAGGAGGGCTGGATGCATGTGACTATTTTTCCCAGTATATTTGTAACGATGGATCGCTAGACCAGCTTACTAATGCCGTCACTTCGCTACCACTCTGGGAAGATGGTACTGATCCCCCAGGATGAGGGGTGGTTACTGCGCTTAAAAACTAAGCAGGGGCTTATTGAACTGCCACTTCTAAGCGAGAGCCTAGAGGTGGCATTGATGGAAGCTGAGCAACTCTATGCGGATGCTTGTGTAGCTGCTACTGGCAAAGTACGGTGTCAGAAATGTGTGCATTGGGATTTCGTGGCCGGTGCTTGTAGCTTGGGCTTTCCTGAAGGCAAACGTAGTGGTGGAAAACACGCACAAGACTGTGCGGCTTTTTGGTTAAGCACGCATTAAGATGTAGGCTTATGCTTGTCTAACAACTCCTTAGCCCACTCATAATGGTGCTGCTTGGGTTCCGTAGAACTTACTGTGGAGTCGCTTAGCGCTAACTCAACTTCTAAACATCTTACACGTCGAAGTAGGTTGTCTATTAAAGTGCTATGTGTGTACCAGTCTTGAATCAGCTTATCGGCAAGCTCTGAAAGCTGAAAGTGGGGAAGGGCGGCGGCAGCACGACGATCCAGTTCTTGCCGTAGCTGGGTAGCTAGGTCAAGTTGAGGTACGAACCAAGGCTTAGACTCATCAGCTCCTGAGGCAGTAGCCATATAAGCGCTTAGATTGTTATTGATACAGCTTAGCATAGTTCTATGGAGCCGCCACGTCTAAGCGCTAGTGCGGGGCAGTCCCCGAGGGTATGGGTTGTGTCTTATGCAGGTATGGAATGGATATTTGTGGAAGACTGGAGAGCGCTGGAGTTATTCGATAGCATACTCAACCGTCCAACCAGCCCTGAATTCTTACTACGCGATCTAAGGTATATGAAGGCTGCTTAGCGTACCAAGAAAGCCATTCCTCGCTGCCTTTTTTGCGGTTGCAATCGCGGCAAGCGGGTACAAGATTATTCGTTACTGTGGCACCTCCCTTATGGCGAGGTTTTACGTGGTCGAGGGTGTCAGCAGGGCAGGCGCAGTAGGCGCACACGTATTCCCATGCGGTGAAGATTTGCTGCCTAAATCGGTGCTTGGCACTTCTTTTGGGGACGAGGGAAGATCCATCAATCTCGTGGTCCACGCAGCTCAGGGATAGGGAGTGTCTGGACCGAAAGGCCCAGGATGTGATCGTCTGATGCAGCTAATTCAGTGAGACGAGAAATGAAATTATCGCTGACGTGCTCGGGGTCATCGTCGCAGCTCTCTATAACAATGGTATACTCAATTTCAAGGACGTATTGTTTCATACAGTTGGGGCGCAGGTGATCTCAACGCCGCCTCGGTAGCGTGGCTTTAGTGTAAGCCAGATACCGCCCAGTGATTTGGGCATCACGATGCGTTCGACGGCCCAGCCGCCTGTCCCGCCGAACTCTTCTTTATAGGTTCCGCACTGCAGATGCCAACGTTGCTCAACCCAGGCTTTCCCTGTGACATCAACGCGATAGCAGGAGTGGGCTACCATGCTCCGCTCGTGGTTGTGCCCATTGACGATCAGATCTGCGTCGGGAGCGATCGCGGCATAGCGACCTCCGCCCATGGTGCCCTTCGTGATAATTCCGCCCCAAGCACCGTGATGGAAAAACAACATACACCGTCTAACTTTAGCGTTGTTATTAGTAAACATAAACCTTACCCAGCCTTGGTAGCCCATGTGCTCAATAGAGCTACCGTTATTGCGCATGGTACGCACGACGTTTTCTAGGGGGTCTATTTCTTGGTTATTTAGGACTGCGGTTTCGTGGTTTCCATCGCCTGCCATCAGGATGATGTCTTGCCAGGGCTTAAGAAAATCTGCTGCTTCGTTGAAGACCAGATCAAAGTAGTTTCCGCCCATGTGCTCGGGCCGCACGTCTCCCTTACCGCCGCGACGATCTTTTTTGCCCTGCATAAGGCATAGAATATCGCCAAACATAAGTACGTGGCCTTTGCGCTCTCTGCACTCGTCTAAATGCTTAGTGAGTAGTTTGCGGTTGCACTTAGGGTTATCTAAGTGGATGTCGCTAAGCAGGAGAAAAGTGGAGGAGTCGTTGAAGGATGTATAGGGTATGCGTAGTTCCAGTAGCTCAGGCGTTTTTCTAGATGTAGTTAAAGCCATGAGTATCTGGTACAGATACGCTTAGTCTAGTTTTGACGGCTTACAAGCATTGCCCAGCCTGTGCCGGGGCCGTCTACTTCCCAACGACGCAGCCAGTTTTTACGGCTATAGGCAATCCCATTACCTTTAGTGTTATTGACATAACCGCCGTTTATTATATCCGCTTCGCCGTTGGGGTCATTGTGGATGAAGGCAGATAGTGTGCTGCCGATGATGACGCTCCAATGGCCCCCGCCTGTGGGAGCGGTCACAGGTCCTTTATGAAGCCAACCAACCATGACGGGGCGCCCTGCCTGTAGCTCGGCATCAATAAGCGCAGCTTTTGCATTTGTAACTAGGCGAGCGGATAAACCTAGGCTTTGCAGTGCTTTGATTTGCGCTTGTGCATCGGTTGTATCACCAAACTTAGCGCGGATCTTATTATAGGCATCATCTCCAATAACCTTACCGTAAAAGGCGGCTACCATAGATGCGCTGCTGCTAAAGCACTCTCTATAGCCTGTACCGCTACTATTATCGTTCTGTGCGTAATAGGGTACACGCAATAGAACGTCTGTACTAGGAGTTTGCTGTGTGCTTAGACCGGAGCGCCATAAATCGGCTTCTGCTTTTCTACGACGAAGTAGCCCAGCCTCTACGTCTGTGCCTGGGTTGCGGTATAGGAGCAAGGCATCGGGCACAGCGGCCCAGTCTTTAGCTTTAAGTTTGGCGCTAAGCGTTTCAAAGCCTGCGCTACCGTAGAAGCCATCGCCCAAGTTGTAAGCAAAACTTACAAGTGCCGACTTTTGCTTATCGCTCATTTCGGGCCAATAGGGGATGGTAGAGCGCAGGCGTTCGGCTATGCGGTCAACCTCAAGACGAAGTAGCATATCCGCTTCGATAACGTTAATCTTATCGCCGCGTTTTACAGGTGTATTACCGTTATAGCGTGTTGTGCCGTAGCCGATCGTCCAAGGAGCGTCGCCCGTGAGTGGATCGGGATAGGCGCTGAGTCTGCAGCCCTCGAAAGACTTGATGCACTGTATGGAGAAAGATAGGTCAGCCTGCTTACCGGCCACACTCCAGGTTTTGAACCACGTTTGCGAGCGATCTAGCAGCGAGGGTGCGTGTTTGAGTAGAGCCTCTTCCAGCTCGCCTACTGCGGCGATTTGATGGGGTAAGCCCTTGTAATAGCGAAACAGATCAATTAGGCGTAGGCGTTGTGTAGGCATTGGCTTCGGCTTACCACTACGGCTTAGCGTTTGACGAGAGGACTAATTACGCCTGCCAGGATCTCAATAGCGCGGTAGGCCTTTACAGCCAAACGGGTATAGGCGTCGAGGGCCTCATCATCGCGCGGAGTTGGCGTAAGGTTCACCACCACGACTGCAACGCCGTGAACGGCGACGGCCAGAGCCACGTAATCGGAGAGATGGTCCATGGGATCAGCGGCCGGGGCGTGCTTCCAGCTTAGATACCCGCTGTTCAACTGTTGAGAGGCGGCCGAAGGTTTCGCGGCGATCCTCTTTCATGTCTGTGTGCAGCACCTCTAGCTGAGCTGCTATGTGCTCTACTGCTGTGGTTAGTTTTATTACGGCATCACGGGCTTCGTCACTGCGTCTGCTAAAGCCCATGGCGCCCATCGCTGCGACGGAGATGGAGGCTCCCGCAATGGCGGCGATGACTTCGATCATGGGCTTCGCGTTAAGGAAGCAGTCCTCCTAGGGGGCGGGCGGAGGACTGCATGGAATTCACAGCCTAACGACCCTGCCCGCGTGACTTCTTTTTGCCTACGCGGCGTGGTCTGCTGTGGAGGCCCTGGCCCTGGCTAGTTGTCTTGGGGGGTCCCTGTGTGTGACCGCTACGGCCGAGGGACCCCGTCTTGGCTTTTACTGCCACGGCAAGTCAGGCGAAACGATCGGCGGATTGGCCAGCGTGGCTAGCTGGCTGGCGAGGTTCTCCTGCAGAGAGTCAACATCCAGCTGAGTCTCAAGCCAAGCAATCACTTGGTCCTTGGTCAGGTCGGCGTAAGGGGTGAAGTCGTCAGGATCCACTTCGCCGACGCCGATGCTGCCGTAGCAGTCAGCGGTATGCGTGCCATCCGTGGCCTGGTAGCGCCAGTGGATGGTTTTTACCACGTCCGCTAGGTTGTCCTCCTGGGGGGCGCAGTCCAGCTGGGCGATGACCCAGGTGTAGGTGATGTCAGGCATTGGTTTGCTCAGTTTCGGTTTCGGTCAGCTCGGCGTTAGCCGGCTGAGCTTCGGTGACCTCGACGCTTTCCAGGTAGCCGACCAGCGTGGCGCCAGCGGACTGGATGAGCAGAGAGTTGCCGGTCGCCTTCGCGGTAGCGTAGGCCTCGATTAGCTCCACGAGTTGCTGCTTGGATTCAGGCATTGATTGCGCTTGTAGCATCTGTAGTATAAGGCGATCGGCCCAGCAGCGCATCGGGCCAAGCGGCTTTCAACTCGTCGGCTGTGGTGGCTGCGTCGATGCTGGGATCTGCGGGGGCGTCACGCAAGGCCTGTTTCTGTGCAGCGATGGGTGCGGTGTTGGGTTCTGGGCGCTCCAGTTCACGCTGGAAGGCAGCGTCAAGCTGCTCAAAACGAGGCGTGCGAGCTGCACGGATATGGCTGCGGTGAATCTCCCGCGCCTTGTCCATGTTGATGCTGATCATTGGGGGGTCTCCTGTTGAGCAAACCAAGCAACGGCTCCGATGCCATAGCCATGTGGGTCCGTGAAATCAGCGTCCCACGCGGCACGGAAGTCACGGTCTCGGGGCAGGTTGTCGGAGTCGATGAAGCGGTAGGGCGTGCCGGCTGGTACGTCCTTAGCAGCCACTTCCTCAATGGGAAGCTCGCCGGTGGGGATGATGACAGCAATGCCGTCAGCGGTGGGGTAGATGATGTGTTTCATTGTTTAGCGAGTAATTGCGACAGATACAGCTGCAGAATCGACAAAGTTTGATGTGTCATAAGTGTAAACGTCTACTGTGCCTGTTGCAAATGCGGCAGGTCTTGCCGCAACCACATCAGATGCACTTGTCAGCGCCGCATAGTTGGCGTCAGAAATTGCGGACGTAAAGTTGACGGTATAACGTCCAATGTTATTATCCGTAATACTGCTTACATTGCCACTAGCGCGGATAGCAACAGTTCCGGTGCCGTTGAAGTTGACCCAGGCAACGGTCTTGAAGGACGACTGCCAAGACGGCGCCGATCCAGAGCCATTGCTGGTGAGCACCTGGCCGCTGGTGCCGTAGTTAGCGCCGCCGATGCCAATTTGGCCGGCGGTTCCAATGCGCAGACGTTCTGTTTCGGAGCCGGCGACTTGGGTGCTAAATCGGAACTCGTGATCGGTGCTGGTTCGTTGGCCAAAAAGCCACTCAGCTGTAGAGCCGCCGTTGTAGAGGTGAAAACGCGCCTGGCCAGCTGTGGATGGCGCAACGTAGACGTTACCGATTGTGGCGCTGGTTGTTGGCAGAGCGAAGTGGACAGGAGCTGCGGGGCTGGTGACGTTGTGACCCAGGAAGCCGGTTGAGGTGATGCGGAGGCGCTCGCCACCGCCGGCACCTGTACCGAAAGTAATGTAGCCGCTTGCATTGTCTGCGCTTAACCCAATACCAGCAGCCGAGTTGGTGTAGATGGCTGCGCCATTTGCCCTGATTTGCGCGTATGGCGTGTAGCCAGTTCCACCTATTCCAAACCAAGCAGTAGCCGTTCCATTGCTAGCAACAAACTCTGCAATCGCACCAGTGCCCGCACTGCTGTTTGTAATGCGAATAGCGGAATCTGTATTTACGCTGTTCAAGCAGTCGAGAATGTGTCCAGGACTACTCGTCCCAAT